GAACCGGGACAATTTCAAACCCGACTAATTTATGATTATTCGGCAACGTCGCCCGGATACGTCCCGCACCGTCAAAGAACGTGCGCCGTTCCAATAGGTTCTTTGTTTCCTTATCCAATCCCTTTATTTGCGTGAATGTTTGTACCATTTGCGCAATACCGTTACGGGTCAATCGCTCCAAATAATCGGAAATGAAATTGTACGGTTGCCAATATGGGTTGCCGTAATCGTCGTTGTAATCGTCGTTAAAATCGCTTTCGGTCGGTTCCTCGTTTTGGTTGTCCCGTGCGGCAATCCAAACTTTGTTGTTGTGGCGAACCTTTGCCCCGGCTTTGTATTCCGGTATCATATTCCAAACCGGATATTGAAAAACGAAATCATCCGGGACGATTGCCCGGACATTATCCAAAGTAACAAGGGGGTGCGCACCTTGAAACGTCAAACCGCTTTCCGTCTGCGTTAAATTGTCGTCTATCGCCTTTGCCGGGTCGTATGATTGTTCCCACCCGACGACGTGCAATAATGCGTCCTGTATTTCTTTAAGTCTATACATAAGCCCAAATATAACCGCCGCAAGTCTTTTTTATTCCCTTGCAACATTTAATAATATTACTATCATTCAAACCCGTTTCCCGTTGTGCATCTTTTACGGATAAAAAGGTTTTTATTAAATCGCCACAAGCGGAATACATCGCAATTTCTTTCGCTCGTTGGTGCAATCCGCCTAATCGCCCCGTCATATATACGCCAATCTTTTTATGTAAGCGGGATTTTGTTATTGGATTATTACAATTTTCTTTTGCTGTCACCCAACGCAAGTTGTCCGCATGGTTATTGGCTCGGTCGCCGTCGATATGGTCAACACATGGTTTGTTTTCGGGATTGGGGACAAAAGCCGCCGCAACTAAACGATGAACGTTTATTGTTTTACGAATACCATTACATAACACTACAATGTTATAGCCCTGTTTATTTGGAACTATTTTAAGCAATTTTGTTTTATTGCGTATATTTCCGAAATTACTTATTTCGTAATTAGGGAAATCGTTTATTACTTTCCAAGTCTCCATATCAATGAATTAAAAAGGGGGCGGGGATAACCACCCCGTCCCCTCGGTTTAACAATTCGTTATGCTCCGGCGTTATGCGCCACCTCCGGCGGGAAATTCCCCGGCGTTGGTTACATATACAGGCATACCCAACGGTTCGTTTGGATTGCGGGCGGCAATCTCGGCTTTGATAATCGGGTTTGCCACGGTATCCGGGTTGCTGTTGTAAGCAACCATATACGCCACGTCAACGGAAAATCCGAAATACTCCTTAACGGCGCACGTCAAATCGGCGGTTGCGGCGCCCATGATTGCGGACTGGTCGCCAACGGCAGTGTAATAGTGCGAACCAACGGGCAAATCAATGTACGGCAAACGTACAACGTCCCATTCGTGGAAATTCGCACGGGTGCGGCGCAATGCCTCACGGTCAACACGGGTAAGGATACCAACATTACCGTCAGCAACGGCAAACATGGTTCCCATTTTGCCCTCTTCGTCGGTTACGTTGTTCGTGTAGTGCAAAACCTTGTTGTCGTACTCCATGCGCTTGTTTACGTCGTTGTAAACGCCATGTTGCGCAAGTTTACGGATAAGGCTATCAACCCCGGCGTTGGCGATAATGTGGATATATTCCGGGTAACAGTTAGCCCGCATAATCGGGTTAATATCGCCCAAAATCTCGGTCGCCATTTGGGTTGGAACCTGTACCACGTTGCCCGCCTTCGTGTAGTTAAGCAACGTTTTGAACACCTGTGTTTTGTTTGCCTCCAATGCGGCAACGGCTCCGACGTCCAATTTGTCCGCCAAAGCCCGGCACGTCTTTTCCATTTTGCGCAAAAAGTCGTGTTCGTAGGAAATTTCGTTGTTCATGTATGCGGCGGGAACCATTGTAAAGCCAATGGCATAAGTCGCCCAAACAACCGTTACCAATGCGGACGTATTTTCATCGTCAGCGATAACGCACGAACGGACATTGCTAACCTGTACATCGCCGTCGTAATTGATAACGGGTACTTGTACCGTGTTACCAATGGACGCAAACGCACGGTCACGCAAATTGGGGTTAATGATTGAGGACGGGGCGTTGGTTTGCTCAATGAAAAAATCCAATGCGCCATACTCACACGGGCGGGTCATATTACGGTCTAATTCCGGGTTTTCAATCCGCCAATTTTGCAATCTTGTTGCTACTAATGACATAATGTTAAAAATTTAATTGTTATTAAATGCGGGTTTACCCTTTACCCGTGATTGTTTACTTTTCCGGCAATGCGGCAATATTGTTGTCCTGCCATGCCTGTTTCATTGCGGCGTCGAACTTTTCGGAACCCGCCGTTAAACCCTGCGCCATAAGGTTTGCGGCGATTGCTTCGTAAGCCTCGACACGGGTTTTTGCGCCCGTTATGTCAATGGTTGTTCCGCCACCACCGCCGAAACCGCCCGCCGGGGGAACCGTTCCGCCGCCTCCGGCTTGGCGTCCCTTATCCAAAATACCCATTGTTTCCAATTCCTTTGCCAACAGGTCGCCGGGGGTGTACGGGTTCAACTGATTGTTCGGGTTACGCATAATTGCGCCGCTTTCGTCCTTAAAAGCAAGGATTTTACCGCCTTTTCCGTCGTCGATATATTCGGGGTTCATACCCTTAATTTTGTCGATTGCTTGCGCTAACAAAACCTTTGTTGCGCTTTCGGGCAATCCCGGTTTGAATTTCAACCCGGCGGTTGCGGTCTGCAATGCACCCTCGATACGAACGCCGAACAACTCCGTTTGGAATTTCTTTTCGGCTTCATCGTACTTGCTTTTGAGGTCGTTAAACTGCGTTGTTACCGCCGTTAAATCGGCTTTCGCCTGTTTCAACGCCTTTGCCGTTTCCGCATCGGTCGCACCGTCGGCAATTGCCTTTTCCAAACGTGCCTTTTCTTTCGTCAGACTGTCGATTTGGGTTTGCAATGCGCTTGCGCTTTCCGCTTTGGTTTTGAACTCGGCGACCACACGTTTTGCGTAATCAAACGTCTTTTCGGTTCCGTTCTTTGCGATACCGGACGCCGCCAAAATATCGGCATCCAATCCGCCGTAAATTTCGCCCGTCTTTTTGGCGATAACGCTATTTTCGTCGTTGGCGGACAATGTTGTAATTGCCGCAATTTGTTCGTCCGTCAAACCGGACAAAGCCGCATTTGCAATTAAAATTTCTCTCGTTAACATAATATTCTTACCCTTTGAATTAATTAAGTGCGATTGCTGCTACTGCTCCGCTGTTTGCGTTAATAATATCAATTGTGTATTTTGGGGAATCCCCGGTTGTGTCAACCAACCAACTAACAACACGTGCATGGCTGATTTTCTTTTCAACCTCTTTTGTTACCAAAATGACGTCGGAAATTGTTCCGCCCTCAATACATTCAATCAACTTTTTCTTTGTGTCGCCATCCAATGCGGCGGCGGTTGTTGTTACTTCAATAACCAAATTGTCCTGCTGTGCAATCTGTGCCATAATCGTATTTTTAATAGTTTAATACTCTGTTACTTTTTCGCTCCGGGTTTGTCCTCGGCTTCTGCCTTTGCCTTTGCATCGGCGGCGGCTTTTTCCTCGGCGGCTTTCTGCTGTGCGGCGGTTCGTGCCGCTTTTTCCTCGGCTTGCGCCTTGACGTACTCGTTGGGGTCGTGCAATACGGTAATCGTGTAACCCTGTTTTTTCAGTGCGTCCAAAATGCCGTTTTCAAAGGACTTTTTGCCGAATTTTTGGATACGGGGAACGGATAAGCGTTTGCCCGTTTCGCTGTCAAACTTGCGCACCTCAATAATGCAATGATACAAATGTTGTTCGTTGCTCGGTACAATGTAGTTTTCGGGGGTGACGTCGGTAATTGCGACGTCCTTTGTTTTACCATCGTTTACTTTTACTCTCATAATTTAATTTATTTATTAAATTTCCAAATATAATTTCCGGCTGTTTTATACCTACCAATACAACATGCACGTATATTTTGATATGCAATTCCTGTAATAGTTTGAGCATCTGTTAATGTCGCATAAGTAGCAATATAATTACCACTTAAATCATATTGATTAACAGAAACTCCACACGCTTTACGCATTGCACGCTTTCGGTTAATAATTGATAAGTCAAAATTAGCGTTCTCTTTTGGAGTACACCAACGTAAATTATCAATTCTATTATCCGTTTTAATACCGTTGATATGGTCTATATAATTTTTGCCGTCAACTTTAACTAAAAATGTTTCAGCAACTAATTTATGAACATGATATGTTTTTTGTTTGTGGTTAGCATATAAAGATAAAACAGCATAACCCATATTGTTGATATAAGGCTTTAGTAATTTGATTTTCCCTTTTTTCAAACTACGGATACGCCCTAATGTACTAACTTGGTATATGCCGGAATAACCTTGTATATCCTGCCAAACCTCACTACTTAACATTGTGTTCATTTGCGTAATCATTAAATTTACTTGTTATTACTGAAATCTTTTGGTTGAATGGTATTTGCGTTCCAAATTCCAAAATGTTTGTATTCTCCCGTTCAAACCTGCGG